ACGTCGAATGGGTCTGAGCTAAGCGCCGTGTAACCCTCGGGAACGTCTTCTTCAACAAGACCGGGGTTCTCAGGCAGGTAAGGCTTGTAGTCTCCTGTCTCAAGGAACTCTGCCTTCTCGTCCTCAGTGAGCCCTTCAATTAGAGGCGGGGCTTCCTTGGGCTCAGGAAGTTTTTCAAGAGCAGGCTCTAGGTCTCCACCCAACTCTTCTTTGACCTCATCTGAGACCTCTGGAACCTCTACGCCTTCGGGTGATTCAGCATCCCCTCCGTCAGCGCTCTCATAAAGGTCTCGGAGAAATGCTTCGGCATCTTCGCCCTGCTCTTTAAGCGCCGAGTAAAGAGCGTCAGCGGGGACACCCTCGTCTCCCTCTTCGAATGGGAGGAATCCAAATCCGGTACCCGGGTCATCGGGGGTTCCTTGGACAGCTTCTTTAATTGCTTCTTTGAGTTCGTTTGCGTCATATTTTTGTGCAAGCTCTGCTGGGTCATCTGTAAAGTCAGGAGACTGTTGCCCGTCAGCCGGTCCTTCGGGAATGTATGGAAGTTCTGTTTCTACTTCATAGAAACCTTCGGGAACAGATGGTAGCTCGGTTGGAGCCTCTGCATCTGCTTCTGGTGCCTCTACTTCTGTATCTGGCTCACCCTCGGGAAGAGTTGCTTTTACCTTGGGGGCTTTCCCAGAAGATGTCTTCTTCGGGTCAACCATGTCGCCGGTCTCGTACTTAGGCTCATCCTGACGAATGAAGTCAAGAGCGTCGGCCCACGACTGCGTTGCAGCGAATGTCTTGTCCTTGCCATCACGGCGGGAGACGAAGTAGACGGGAAGTTTCGGGTCTAGCCAGTTGTTCTTGCCCTTGCCGATGGTGACAATGTTTTGACCTTCTTCTTCTTTTTGCTGAGCAATCTCGAAGAGGTCTCTGGACTTGGCGTTGGGAACGTCGAACTTCAGAACATCGTAAGCATCATCGGTGTACATGGTGCCGTGGCTGAGGTTTGTTCCGTAGGTTTCGAGGTCTCCCTCATCTGGTGACCAGTCTGGGTCTACGTTGAAACCTTCTGGTGCATCAACAAACTCAAGGTCTGCCAAGTCAATGATGGGGTCGCCAGTTTTGTAGCTAGCTGGACTCTTGGAAAAACCATCCTTAGTTTGCTTACTGGGGATGAGTGCTTTGATGCCTTCAACAGACTTGGCAGGAAGACGAACAATCTTTCCGTCTGGCAGTTCCATGTCGAAGGTGTCACCAGCAATACCTTGAACCAGAGTCCGTCCAGTCAAAGTGCGAACAGCCTTGTTCGCCATGCGAATGAGTGCACGAAGACCGCCGCCCATCTCAGCAAAGCGACCCTTGCGGTCACGGCGCTGGAGCATCGCACGAGCACGACGGGCCATCGAAGAGTTGCCGTCACCGAGAGCAGCAACGAGTGCGTACTGAGGAACGGTGCCCTGTGGCATTGCCTCAAGACGGGCGATGGCGTACTCGTACTCGGTTGTTGCGGGGTGCGCAGTTAGCGCAGACGCAAGAAGCGTGCGAACGGTGTAGTCGGTAATCCGTGGGTCATCCAAAACCCAGCGGGAGCGGTACTCGAAAAGCTGAGCGCCGGAAAGCTCGTGGTCACGGGTGGACCGTGGGTGTGCGATAGGTAGAAGGTCAACGTAGTCAAGTGCGTTGCCTGAAATACGGTTTCTCTGAAGAAGTGCGGTGTAGCTGGAAAGCTCGTTTATCGCACGGTAATGACGAACAGAGTAAGGCTCGTCTGCGTTGCTTTTTAGCGAGCGGGTCGCAATCTCTTTGGCAACACCTGCGGTGACAACACGGGTACCCGAGAAGTCAGCGTTGTATTCCCGTGCGGCAGCGACAACATCCTTGATGATGTTCTCGTTCTGCTCCTCGAAGGAGATGCGCCGGGAAGACGGCCTGACGGGTGGCTTACTCATTACTCAGATACCTCTCGCTTTGGCAGAAGGTCTGCATCAAGACTGTCGTAAGTCATAGTGGCAAGATGACGAACACGGGTGAAGGGGTCTTCGTTGTTGCGGACTGCACGAAGCCAGCTCGCACGGAAAGCGGGCTCTGCTTCATAACCAAGACCGGCAAACTCGCACATGTCAAGGATGACATCTTCGGGGGACTCGTAGTCGTCAAAAGAGTCCTTGATTTCGACAGACAGCTGGCTCATTGCGTAAGCATCTGCAAGCAGAAGGTCCATCGACTTGGGGTCCCGAACTGGGACCTGCGAGATGTCAACAACGCCTTCAGGGATGACAGCGAAACGGCACTTGCCTTCGGGGTGAACGTCAAGGGCAATAATCTTGCACTCGTCTCCACCTTGGTAGAAGACGCAGTTTGAGCACTTGACTCCGATGTCCTTGACATCGTTCTCTTCGGGTGTGCTGTAGCCAGCCCACACTCCGTCGCCGTCTTGGTCAAACTTTCCGTACTTGCTGGTGATGTAGTCCAGAGCCTCAGCGAGTGCTTGCTCTTCGGGAATCAGTCCAGAAGCGGTAAGAGCCTGAGCCATGGCGCTCGACTTCTTCTTGGTCGAACGTGGGTGTCCCGCAGGGAGCAAATCGTTGTCTGTGGTGTACGAAGACTTGGACGGCTTGCCAGACTTCAGCAGACGGAGGAACGCATTGACACGACCCATCGCCCACTGGTTGCGAGTCATTCCCGGTCGATGTGATACAGAATAAGCACCAGCACCACGCCGATATACCGCCTTGAGCATACCAAGAGTTGCTCGTCGTCCCTTCGAAGCAGTTTTGTTATGGGTCTCGACCTTTTTGCGTAGAGAGGTTTCGACCTTCTTGCTGAATGTAACTTTTCCTCCACCGGAAGCCGAACCTTTCTTGTTCTTGGACGAACCCTTGATTTGGTCCTTCTTCGGAGCGGGGGTCTGAGCTTTGGTGCGCTTCTTAGCAGCAGCGGTTACTGACTCTTCTTCCTTAGCCTCCGCCTCGGCGGGGGATTCTTCTCCAGCTGCTTCTCTCTCTTCCGTGACTGGGCCTCCTGATACCCAAGCCCTGCAAGTACGAGCGCTGGCGCACTTAAAATCAAAAGCTTCGCAATAACCGAGTTCCCCTGCTGCGTCGATTGAGTCAAAATCATCAGGGCGGTCACCGGTAAGTCCACTCGAAATACACTCCTTCATCGAAGGGGTAACCACGAACACTGCGCAATTACCGCAACGTTGTTTCTTGGCCTCCTCTACTTCGACGCCCCACTCACCAGCAAGTTCCTGCCAGTACTCGTCGTTGGGCTCTTCGGGGTTGAGAGGGCCATACATGGCCTTGTCAATTGCGTTCTTGCGATTGGCAAGGTTGAGTTCAATGTCCTGAGTAGCAGGTGGGCAGTCTCCAGTAGCTGGACCGTTTACGTCGTAAGCAACGCCGTCATCACTCATTGGTGGGTTCCTCAGCGGGTGGAGTCTCTTCCTGCTCTGCTGGTTCATCCGTCTCTTGTCCAGTTGCCTGCTTCAGCACCTTCTCGACTTCGGGAGGTAGCGGGGCAACAGAAGATTCTTGTTGTGCGGTGCGGACGGCTTGCATGACTTCCGGCGCAACAGCACCAAGCATGGCTTCGGTAAGTTCGGGAGTAATCATTCCCCGCTCACGAAGCATTCTCAGTGCGACCTCTGTTGGAGTCGGAGCGTCTTGGTCGGAGAAGCCGTGAGCACGACGCCATGTCTGGTAGGAAACAGCGCCACGGTCAAGACCAGCGTCTGCATCGGCAGCACGGTCGTTGCGAGTGCTGACTGCGGATGGGTCGTACCAAACGGTGATGCGGTTTACATCAGCCTCTGAGTAGCCCTGTGCGATAAGGTACGGACGCAGGTACACGACGGTGAGTGCGTCAACGATAAGAAGCATGAGCGGCTCGATGTGAGCCTTGTAAAGAGACTCATCAATCTGCAGAGCGTTCGAGTACTTGACGTTCGCCATGCCGGACACAACGTCCTTAGGAACATCGAGACCCTGCAGGATGCGCTCCAGAACTCGGTCGGAACGCTCGGCAAGTGCGGGGTCAAAAGAACGCTCGAACTTGAACTGCTTGATTTTGTCACCAAGCTCTGCAGGTCCACGGATAATCAGCGGAACGACGGCGGATGCAGACTCCTCGTCACGAATTGGAGTCGTCATCGCATCAATCAGTTGCTCTTCGAACTCATCCTCTGCTTCCTCAGCGGTGAAGCCGGGTCCAATGCCGTCTTCAGAGTCATAGAGGTCAGGGTCTCCCTGAGCCGCAACGCTGAGGCCATCAGGGAGGTATAGGGCTCCAGCGTTGAGGCGGGAGCGAGCAGTCGCACGGAAGGTGCGGTTGAGAAGGAGAAGCTCGGCGCAGAGGTCGAGAAGACCACGCAAGCTTGAGTCGGCCTCGTCGGAGTAGCGAGGGTGTGAGCGCCAGATGCGACCAACGAACGCCTTGTTGGAAAGTTGTGTGACCTTGCCGCTCATTCCGTTACCGGAAGCTTGCTCACGACGACCGATGACGTTGTAGCCACCCTTCTGGCTTGTGAGAACTTCGTCAACAGAGCGGATGTCCCAAGACTCGGGTTCGCCGGTACCGGGCTTGGCTGGCATCTGAACGAGGTAACACTCACCAGCAACAGCAAGGTTGAGAGCAGCGTCCTTGAGAAGTCCGGGCTGACCACCGTATGCGGAGCTCAACCGTGAAAGCGCACGCTCTGCAGCAGAAGCAAGGTGCTGGTCAATTGTGCGGGACTCACCGACAGCAATAGGGGCTTGGCTGGGGTCATCAATCGCAGCAGCGAAAACTCGGATTCGGGAGACAACGGACGCAACGAGGTTGAAGGCGTACTTGATTTCACCGATGGCGTCGTAGTACTCCCAAGCCTCAGCCTGCCAAGCAGAAGATGTGGCGGAACGGCGAGACTTGAACTGCTCGAACTCTCCCTTGTCATTCAGCTTGACCTGAACGGCAGCAGCAGTCAGGGTGCGAGGGAAGTCGTAGGCGACGGGGGCAGGAGCGTTGGAGTTGTCGAAGAAGACAGAACTTGAAGGACGAGGAAGGCGCTGGTTTAGAACAACCTGCGTGGAGCGAGTGGTCGCAGACTTGCGCTTTGCCTTGGACCGAGAGGCGGTCTTTTTAGGCTCTGGTTTCTGAGCCTCTGCCTCTTCTGCTTTCTTGAATACGCTCACTGGCGATTCTCCTCGTCATAAGTTGCGGAGTATGAGTTATTTATCCTCATACGCAGTCAACAGTCCTGCTGCTGCAGACAGTGCAAGCACTGTTGCTACAACATCAGTTACTGGTGTAATCATACTAGATGCAAATAGAACTGATGCGGTCCAAATCGACATACACCAATCACAAGTAAAAAGGTAGCCGATTTTGGAGCTCTCGGGGGGCTTTCTCTTCCAAACCCACTCTCGTATCGGTTCAGTAATAACGTCCCTCGTTAATAGTCGGGTAAGGCGATATGTCGCCAATCCGTAGATAACTAGTTCGAGGAGAGTCATTCGGGCTCCTGATTGGAGTAGATGTGGTTTCCGTAAGGGTTCCATGAGCGAAGACGGGAGCCACAGCCGCAGTTATTGTCTTTCTCTATAACAAAAACTTTGCCAGATTCAGTTCTAATCCAGTGAGTCTTCTTTTCGCTCAAGTGCTCAAAAACCTTTTCCTGAAAGACCATTTTGGGTCCTTCTGGGCTATCAACCACGACTCTAAGGGTTTCTCCCATATAAACGGCCCTGCATCGGTCAAGACGGCGAGTTCCCTTAGGAGCATCGCCTCGGAGGGTGAAACTGTTGATGTCTGTAATAGAACCCGGAGGAGCAATCTTGAGGATTGCTGGAAACACATCCATGTATTTCTTCATAGGGTGTACTCGGTCGGGATGTAGAAGTTTTCCCAGCCAAATGCTTCAGTTGCGACCTTGAGTGGAACAACCAGTGGTTTGGTTCTGCGGGACTGCTGGAGAGTCTCGAAAACTTCTGCTCCTGAATGTGTAAGAACAGCGTTTTTCCACGACCTATTGCCGAGCAAATGCTTGAGCGGAAACGCCATGGGAAGAGTCGAGTCGTCTGTTGTCATGGTCTCAAGGAAGCGGGCTTGCTTCGAGGACGAGTGTTTGGGGTTGACCCAAACGACGACGGCTAATTCTTCTTCGGTGTAGGTGCCTGTGTTTGTTTGGTATTGACGGCTCACTTGCTCAACCTCCGTGCCATGGCCCGATATGAAACCCCTGCTGCCTCAGCGATAGCGGCGGTAGGAACCCCCATCATTCTGAGATTCTGCGCCATCTCGGTCAACTGCTCATTGGCGATGGCGTATGGACTGTTGGGAGGGCTCTTTGCTCTGTAACGGCGAGCGAGAGCAGCGAGCTCCCTCAACTTGGGTCTCATGGCGGGGGGCACCCCGGGCGAGACCGTCCTCATTCGTGGGGCCGAACGGGTCGGCACGGACGTAGTAAGAGACTTTGGCGGGGGAGGCGGGATTTCTCGAAACTGCTTCCTGTTTTCAGCACGCTTGACCCAGAAGTGGATGGTGGTCTTGGGGCGGGGCGGAATGAGGGAATCGCCTAGAACCTGAAGAGACCAGCCTGACTCCCAAAGTGCACGCAGGCGGGACTCCATATCTTCACGGGGAAGAGAACCGAGGAACTCCACCTCGTCGCTTGGTAGCTGCGTCTTTTCCATTTTCCTATCGTACAGCATTCTTGCGCTGCCGTTCAGACTAAAAGGGCCAGAGATTCTTGTACGGCGGAGGCGAAAAAGTGAACCTTTACGATTTTTGACTTTGGCCTGTGAGTTGGCTGCGCTTTATTTCGGGCCTCGCTCGGATTGTTTCGTGGCGCATGGGGTGGGCGGCACCTTCCGAGTTCCGAGGGGGGTGGGGGCTGGGGAATGTGTGGGCAGGGGGGTCATGCATTACTGGGGTGTGTCTAGGTCATTATTTGTTGAGGGGTGTGGGGGGTACAGGCTGGGGCTAGTCATGTCATGTCATGTCTATGTGTTGTGGTCTATGACTAGTCATGTCATGTCATGTCTAGGTGTGTAGATGTCTAGGTGTGTAGATGTCTAGGT